GTATTGTTGAGATAAATTTTAAATTAGATATCAAGTTATCCCAGTTACCACCTAATCTAGTCACATTTTCGTATGTGTATTTAGTCCCAGCATCTATACTTATTTCACATGTCTTAACATATTTGTGAATATTTGGCATACTATCCCACATCTCTTTATTCCATAGACTAGCATTGGTATGTAAATGAATCGATTTTAAATTTGGGTATTTTATTGGATCAAAATTTCTTAAAAAATTTCTATACGAAACCGAAGCAAACGGATCTGCCGTACCGGAACAATAAATTGTTTCTATTGAGTTAGAATATGCACCTTCAATTTCTTCAATTGTTAAATTAATTTTCTTTATTTTATCGGTGTTAGCGACAATCATGTCAACTCTACATGATGGACATTTATAATTGCATGTCCTATCAAAAGACATTTGTATAATTTTTGGCCCTTCAGCCATATAACCATCTTGTTGTTCATAATATTTTTTAATATCATCATCTAACTGGTTAATATGTTTAATAGGTCCCAGATTGCTCACGTTTAGATTAACTAGCTTGGATAAAAATGGACACTGGGTTTTATCACAGTGTCGGTACGATCCATCAATAACAGATTTTCTTATTTCAATAGCTTCATCGGAATTCCATAATGTTTCTAATGGGACGTTTTTCGGTAATTCTTTTTTCAACCAACTAGCACAACACATGAAATTTTTATTTTCATGTATTTCCAGTGCTTGAAATGGAACCGTACAAACGTATTCTTTTAAATCTATTTTCATTATATAATACTTCTTTTTTTACCAATCATTCGTAGTCTTTCTTCACTATCTTTATCGAATATGTCTTCATAATATGTGATTGGTATATCTAGTTTTACTGATAGTTCATTAATGTCTTTATTCCATTTTACAATATCATTATAACATAGTTCAAATACTTCTGACGGTACCTCTTCATAGAGATATGGCATATTTGAATTATAGTTTTTCTTTTTTGAGAAGTATGTCTGATATGCATGAGATTCAGTACATTCTAAAACATTTTTTCTCGTTAATAATATAACTTCATCAAATTGTTTAGTCAATTCTAAATTATCATTATGATGACATATTATTGTTTTAACTACTACATCTTTTTCATTATTGTAACTAACTCTATTACTACCATCAAATGGTTCAAACAAAGGTTTTAACCCCTTTTCTTTTGCTAATCTATATAATAAAGAGGTAGATCCAGTTCTTGGTAATGCTATTATTAATATACTCATAACAGCGTGTTACTAGTTTTAATTTTAGGATAATTAAAATCAGTTTCAGTCATCCAAACATTTAATGCATATCTCACACCTTTGGTTACAGGTAAAACCCCATGGAACGTTTCAGATCCATTAAACGAAATGCTGTCTCCTAATTTTAAGTCAAACAACATCAATCCGTTTAGGTTTTCAAAATCATAAGGAGGGTTTTCTTCGTTTGTTAGTGCGAATTGGCCCCCTTCAAAATCATCAGATAGAACAATAACAGTAGTCAATTCACTTGACTTATCTTTATGAAGATTTAAATACCTACCATCATAGTACGATGTTAGGCTAATATTAAAGTTTTTTAAATTAAATGTTGAATAATCAAACCACAATTTATAATCTCCGTTTTTATAATTGTTTGTTAGTAAATCAATTATTCTTTTTTTAAATTCTGGTTCATAAATTCTTCTACAGTCCCAATTTTCAGATGGGTTATATGAAAATGGTTCACCGAACTCAAGACAGAAGTTGATCATGTCTTTGGCTACTTCGCGATCACAAAAACCATTATTTATGCTATAGTTCATATTAAGTAAGAATTTTTTGTTTTATTCTGCACCAATAGATCTCCATCAATTATAAATTTATATAGCTCATCAGCAATCAATTCGTAACCAACGCCGCTTGGATGTTTACCAGCTGTGCTATCTACCCAATGATTGTTGTCTTCCCACACATCCTTTCTTTTTGTGTCAATTAATAAATTGGCCATTGTTTTATTTCTATAACCCCAGTACCTATCACTATCAATCAAATGAGTTTTATTTGAAGAATCCTCAATATTTTTATTAATGATTGTATCAAATGCGTCGCAAAAAACATACCTAATCCCCAGTTCTTTAAACATAAATTGTAGGTGTAAAATATAGTTTTGATTTACAATATCGTAGTAGGTTTCGTTAAACAAATTACTAATGTAGTAATCCCTGAAGTTTTTCTCAGCTCTATTGTATTTTGAATTATCACCATCAACACCGTCAAAAATATATTTAAACAAATGTTGTTTACTTTTATATCTTTTACCCCATATGTGAAAATTATTTTCACTTGGAAAAAATGGTAATTGATCTCTTAAAGATGAGGACCACATAATAACAACAAAATCATCTGAAGTGATGATTTCGTTTTTTAATTGATAACAAACTGTGTTGAATATTGCATTATTTGAAAATGCTCCTACACCGTTATTTTTAAATTCACAATTAAGTAATTTTGATAAATGTTTGGGCCAGCAGTATTCTTGTCTTATGCTCGTTCTTTCTTCAGGTATTTCAGTTTTTTTTTCCTCTTCAAGATTACCACCTACTCCCTCAGTCCAACTGTCACCAAAAGTAAGTAACTTCATAAATTACATTATGATAAATGTTTTTCTTTAATCTTATTTACCACCAACTGAAAAGCAGTTGCTACTTTAGCTTTAATACTAGTGCTTAAAGGAGTTATATTAGCTTTTATTGTATTTGCTGGTCTTTCTATTCTATTATTTTGTGCCATGATTTATATTGTTTTATTTTATTTTAAAGTTTAGGTATTGGTGTTTGATCACACCCAGAACAACCACTATCACAACACCAGTGACCACAAGGGTTATAACAACACCAGCATGAGTTGTGCATAATACCAAATAAACCGTCTCCAATATCAACTAAGAATAAATCTGATGGCTCAAAGTCTAAATCATATATTGTTTTTTGACCATGTACCATTTCTAAATCAGTAATTGCAACAGTTTCTAATTCACCACTCACATTGTTTTTAACTATTAATTTATCACCAACAACCATATTATTTACTCTATCCCATCTTGTTGATAATGAATTAACTTCTTCAAAGTAGTATGTTGCAGACGGAGCATCGTCCCATGTCAAACCGTTTTCTAATGTTATTTTTATGAATATTGTGTCAACGGTTGCAGAATTTATACCATTTAATGTTGACTGAACTTCAGTCAATGTTTCAATAGTTTTCGCTAAAGTACCATCCCAACCAAATGCCGTAATATCTTCTGAATCATTTGGTGAGTCGCCTTTTAAATCTGTGAAATTTATTGATTTAATATATGCGCCTAATTGAATTTGATCAACATCTATTAACGTACCATCATATAACAAGATTTGTGTTTCATCATCAACGTGGTAATCTAATTTAGATGTATTATATAACTGTTTGTTTATATACTTGTATCTTGTTTTTTGATTATATTTTTTTGTGTTTTCTATAAACTCGTTAGCTGAAAAATCCATGGGGATTATTGTTGATTGTCGGTAACCGCCCATATTAATAACATCAAGTTCGCCACCATAAATTATATCAATACTTCTTATTACAGACCATCTACCATCAATAACGTTCTGTGAATCATATATAAATTCTTGCACCAAATGGTCTGTTACAAGACCGTCTTTTAGTGCATCTAATTCTTCTTGTGTGCTTAATTCATAAATTTCTGGATACTGCATAACAGAATACGCTGGTGATTTAGATTTAATCACATAATTTGGTTGATTTGGGTTTAATAAATTAACTCCATCTATTGTATCCATACCTAATGATGGGTCATTAAAAAATGTTTTTGGGGTGTAGGTTGAACCACTCATTAAATTAGCGAATTCGAATTTATCTGCACAATATGTTTCATCCACTAAGGCTGTTGTATCAAATGCTTGTCTTAGTATAAACTTATTTGGTGCGTCTTCGATATAAGGTACAGTAACAGACCCCTCTGGAACCACATAATAATGATATGTTATATTATGCTCAACACATTTTTCTTTTAATTTTTCTTCAAAAACAAATGTGCTCGCATTTGTTGGTAAATAGCTACTGCCAGCAGTATAAATAAAATGTAACTCTGTTATATTGTTTGTTACCAAAACAGAAAAAAACGGGTCATAATCTAATAATTCCGCACCATCATTAAAAATGGTTGTGTTTGTGTTTATTTCTATAATTTGAACCGAATCATCTTTTTGTAAAAGATCTGTTCCTATAATTGTTCCCTTCATAATGTG